GACGGAGCTGTGTTTATGGGCGTGACATCTGTTTGCGTAATGATTGTGTTGCCTGTGCCCGTTCCTGTGTATTGCGTGCCAGGTTGAAGCGAAGCAATACCCTTCTTAACAGTTGAATAGGGGCCACAAGGATTAACCTGGTTATAGATTGCTTGGATTTGGTCTTTAGTCATGCCAACAGCAGTTCCCATAGTGCCGGGATCTACATGAAACGCATCCATCTCTTTAGCAATTTGAGTATTGGCTGGCATATTGGCGGCCGAATTAGGGCCACCAACAGTATTTTGAGCGGTCACAACAGCGTTTCTAATGTCTGTAAGAGCATCAGGCGATGGAGTTGCACCCAAAGATTTGTCAAAACTGGCAACGCTAGCCGCTGTTGGATTCTCTAAAGTCTTAACAGCAAACGGGTTGTTTGCAGACGTTAGGTACGATGCATATGCCGCAGGATCCATGTGCGCTTGAGATAGCGCCGCATTGACCGCATTGGGGTTTGATAAGTCAATACCGCTTGTCTGGATGTAATTGGTGACTTGATCGGGCGTGTAAGACGTATAAGCTGGAGCACTAGAAGTAACAACGCTGCCGTCAGTTCCGTCGTAATGCTTGATTGAGCCGCCGCCTGCAAGCGCAACAAGACCGCCTGTAGCGCCATTGTACTGACAAGCCGGTGTTCTAGACGCAATCGACATTTGTTGCGTGTAAGGGTTGTAGTTGTATCGATTAATGTATTGCGTGGGTATCTTTGCAGCAGACACAGAATTGGGTTTGGCGGCAGCCTTGAGAGCAGCAATCCCCAGAGCGCCAGCACCAGCCACCTCATAAGGCGATGCATTTTTGTACAATTCTTTAAGGTCAGCCCAACTTGTTGGGAACTTAAATCCAGATGGAGTTATAGGTGCATTTGGCCCCTTATTACCGTAGCCCGGTGATGTTTCATTGAATGCTTGAGCGGCATTTTGATCTGCAATAGAGGGCGCCGCAGGAATAGAGTTGGTCACAACATTTGGACTGGCCGGAGGCGGTGCAGCCGTCATGTCCCCATACTTGGCATTCATTGCCCAGTCTTCAGAGCTAATGGGTGGGCCAGCAGGTGGACTAAAGCTTGTTTGAGATGCTAGTGGAGCAGTTGCCGCGGTTTGTGCAACAACAGGGGGCTCCCCCACTTGCGTTGGAATACGTTCTTCAACGGGCGCTCCGCCAGGAATTGCTGTATCGCCGATAGCTTGTCCAGCGCCAGTTAGTTGACCTATTCCATAAGCCATCACACCGCTTTTGATGGAATCTTGCAGATTGCCGCCGTTTAGCAGGGTCGTAAGACCGCCGCCTACACCCAAAGCAGTATCGGCACCCATCAATCCTTCGCCAGCAGGGCCAAGAAAATACGCTAATGCCGCGGCTTCGGCCATTTTACCGATAGAACTTTTGCCCACGTCGTGGATAGCGCCGGATATATTGCCTATTGGGTCTGCTAAGAAGCTCATATTTGCTCCAAGAATATGTTAAAGTTTACCATTATGGGGTACCAGTGGCAATTAAAATGCCTTCTACACCAATGCCAACGGAAGATGTACCAGAAGATGGTCCACCAGCAGCTTGCCATTGAATATCCGTTTTAGCCGCATAAGCGCGTGGCGCAACCCTAATCGTTTGATATGAGTTTGTAAATGGCGCCTGTAATAAGACTTGAATTATTCCAGTGTTGGATTGAGTCCAAACCCGATACACACAATAGTTGTTAATTGTGTTGCCGCTTTGATTTGAATACGCGTTAGATCGAGTTAAGTAAAAAATATAACCATTTGGAACCGTATAAATCATGGCCTGGCTTTTTCCAGATCCCGCCATAATTTCTCCATACTGATTGGTTGTTGTGGTTGCTGAATCAACAACATTAATAGTTCCAACAGCATTAACAGTACCCGTTATTTGCATCCCATTAATTCTTAAATACTTGTTGGCAGTGGCAACGTGAGTTGTGCCATTGGTAGTTATGGTTTCGCTTATTGGGTTATAGCTTGAATCTAATCCAGATATGATGACTTGTACGGCCGTATCAGAAGATGAAGAGCTCAAAATCCACATCTGTATGGCTGTAGATGGATAAGATGGATATGCGTTTGCATTTTCCCAAACAGGATAAAAAGTTGCAGCGCTTGAGTTTGGTAAAGCGTTTTGGAATCCGTAAATATTAACCACCGATGTGCCAGATACAAGCCCTCTTGATACCTGCATATAAGGAGGTAAAGCCAAAGAACTTTCGTTGTCAATGATGGCTGTGCTTGGATTTCCGCTGGAGCCAACGTTTGGATAGACAACAATAGTCATACTGCCTCCCCTCCACTGACTGTAAGGGTTAACCCTGTTCCAGAACCTTTGGCCTGGAGGGTGACGCCTGGCAACATGACTTGAGTGCCAGACCATTGCAATGTTGAATAGGCCGGTACAGGCGTGGTATAGAAGATAGAATTGGCTGTGCCCGCAGTTCCGCTACTGGCCACAACAGACACAAATACATTGAGCGAACCTGCGGTGGTATTGCAAATGTCCATGTCTTTCAAGTACGTTCTTGTATTGGCCGGCACCGTATAGATGGTGGCGTAACTGGTCGTCAGCGCGGCTTGACCGAGCTGGTTTGGGGTGACGTTTTGGTAGTTACTCATAGTGTTGTGTTCAGCCAGCCCATCACTTGATTGGTGGAAATCTGAGATAGCTCTGTGGCGTTCATTGCGTTTAACTGGTTAAAGTACAAACGCAATACGTTGGTCAGCTTGTCCATGTACAGGCGTTCATATTCATCGGTGGCCAACGGCATGTTGGGTACAGCAGGATTTGTAGGTATTGTCATCTTCTTCCATCCAAACGAACGTCAAAACGTACCGCACCGAGCTGCCACGTCGTGCCAACCTGGTTAGATTCCATCTTGAAGATTAACTGACGACCGCGAATCCTTGTGTACACAATACCCGTAAACTTGTCTGTCACGGTATAGCTCGAGCCTTGATAGGTCACTTTATCGGTATTGCCTGTGCCTGTACCAGAGCCTGAGTTCTGCAAAGGATACAGCGTCATGGTCGCCTGTGGAGTTGTGGCGCTGGTGTTTGACCCGCTGAAAGTCAAGTCCGGTAGCATCCTCCAGACAAAAGAGAAGTGATCTCCTTGCTGAATATCAAACTCGGAAGACTGGATATACGCATCGATGGCTACAGGAGTGCCGCTAGATACGTCGTCTACACCGCTTTCTTGATTCAACAATAGACCCGTAGCGGCTGATGCGTTGTAGCTGGCGCCAATAGGATTTGACTGTAGGGTGGTGTCAAGCCATGCCGTGCGGTTGAGTGTGCCGTAGTACCAGATTTTTTCAATATAGTTGTAAACAACATAACTGTCAGGATTTGTGTTTTCGCCGGTGCAATAGAACCACCAGACCTCGTTGAAGCCTTCAACCGTGCTGCAATAAACCTGTTGATTCTGTTGTATGTTGAGGTTTTGGAACACAAAGCGGCGTAAATCGCAATTGAGCGTCTGGAGCCGGCCGTCATACATGTAGAACTTATCAACGCCCATCCAGTACACAACACCATTGGCATAAGTTGCGGCGTTAGGACCAATGATGGAGATGGTTGAGCCCAATAATTGCGTCGCCCAAACAAAAGGTGGTCCAACATATTGCAAAGAATAGATGGCCTGATCCGTCAAAACCACAATCTCTTGTCGAGTCTGTATGGTTGTGATAATCTGTGAGCCGTGTGAAAGCCTAACACTGCCAGCTTGATTGGTGATGTCTGGATACCAAACCAAGGGATTGGCTTGATCTGACCAGCGAATCAACATGGGATCGAGCACCGTAGACTGGTAAGTATTTGTCCCAAAGACAATCACAAACCGTGAGCTGTCCGATACAGTCAAGGCATTCTGATAAATCGGTACATCCACCAAATTAGAGATGTAAACGCCTGTACCTGTACTCGACGTGTTGATGGGTGAGCCTCCCACTGTTGCCGCCAAATTAAACGTTGTACCTGTTGAGTTGGTTACATAGTACGTTGTATTGGCAGTTAGACCCGTTGGCATGGACGTTGCATTAAGCTGAATGCTCGAATTGTTGGGCAGGGATACACCGCTGGCAGTGATTAATCCTGGGCTGGCACTGGTGACAGTTACCGATCCACCCAATGAGCTCAACAAAACGCCAGGATTACTGACGGTGTTGACGGCTGGTTGCCAGTAATAAATAGCCGCACCGATTGGCCCGTAAATCAAGTTCTCGCCATAGTTGTAGGCATTCCAAATCTGTAGACTGACGTTCGTTGTACCGCCACTTCCCCAAGCTCCTGATCCCCAAGACCCAGCTCCCCAGCCGTTAAAAGGCGTTTGGATAGCAGGGCCGGTGTTAATTTGATATGTAGCCGTTACAGTGCCGCCGCCCGGAGAGCCCGATGCATCTGTAGAGTTGGCTGTTGCCGTGGCTGTAAAGGTAAACGAATTGGTGGCAACGCTTGTGATCTGATACTGTTGATTCAGCACCCCAGAGGTGATGTTTCCACCCAGCCCTGTGGCACCGCT